ACCTCTGACAAGATCAACGACACACTGACAGACGCCCTCATGCGCGGCTTCGAGTCCGGCAAAGACTTCGCAAAGAACATGCGCGACACCATCGTCAACATGTTCAAGACGATGGTGCTGCGCCCTGTCATATCGGCCATCGTGAACCCGGTTGCAGGTGCTGTGACTGGTATGCTGGGCCTGTCTGGTGCTGCCAACGCAGCCACGGGCGGTAGCAACATGCTCGGCATGGCGCTACAAGGCACAAGCCTCTACAGCGGCCTGACCAGCGGCACCGGCGTGCTGGGCAGCATCGGCAATGCCATCGGCCTCGGAGCCGGTGTGTCTTCTACCATGGGCGGCCTTGGCGCGACTGCCATCGGTAGCTACGCCGCACCGTCCGTTGCAGCCATGACTATCGCACCGGGAGCTACGGCTGCAGGTGCGGGCGGCATGAGCGGCGCACTCGCTGCCATCCCTGGATGGGGCTGGGCGCTGGCTGGCGTGGCTGCTCTCGGCATGTTGGCAAAGAAGTTCGACGACAGCGGCACCCCGCACATCGGGGCCGGTGCTGTTTACAGCGAAGCCGGTGGCCTGCAACAAGGCGCAGGCATATACAACCGGGGCACCTTCGGCATGGGCGCTACGGGGGAATATGCGCAAGGCACACAGGCGGGAGTATCTGCCATTGCTACAGGGCTTGCGCAGACTTTTGACGGGCTTGCAAAGGCCTTCGGCAAAACCGCAGGCTACGAAATCGCTACGGCCTTTGCTGATGACAGCTCAAAAGACGGCGCCTGGGGAAGTTTCCGCATCAGCCAAGGCGGGCAGGATTTGCTGAACTGGGAAAACGACCGGCAAAGCAAGTGGGCACCGCGTGAGTTTGCAAACGGCGAAGAAGGCTACAAGCAATACATGGCCGAAATCGCCAAGGGCGCACGCACCGCGCTGGTGTCGGCAATTGGCGATGTGAGCTGGGCCAAGGACATGCTGACGGCGATTGGCGAATCGGCCAGCATGGAGCAGCTTTCTTCCACCGTGCAGCAGATCGCAGCCATCAAAACCCAGTTTGTGCAGCTCGGCAAAGCCATGGAGATGTTTGACGGCATCTCCAGCGGAATGGAGTCCGCGCTACTGAGTGCCGCAGGAAGCATTGACGCTCTCACGTCATCTGCAGCGGGGTACTACGATGCGGTTTATACACAGCAGGAAAAGATTGCCCGATCACGCGCACAGCTCGAAACCACGCTGGCAGGGTACGGACAAAGCCTTCCAGCCACGCGTGAGCAATACCGCGCGCTGGTAGAGCAGCAGATGGCAGCTGGCGAATCTGGTGCCGAGTTCGCCGTGGTGTTGATGGGCCTGGCCAGCACATTCACGCAGGTGGCAGACGACATCGATGCGCAGTTTGCAGAGATAGGCAAGAGCGCGGCTGAAGTCTTTGAAAAGCTGCTGGCAGACATTGGCCGCGTGCGTGGCGACGTGGCAGGCACGCGCGCCGACATGCTTGCAAGCTCGCAAGCGATGACGCCAGCGCAAATTGCCGCCGCTGTGAATGCGGCGATGGTGTACGCGCCCAATACTGCTGGCATCGTTAGCGCTCAGGGTGGCGTGGCGTCTGCTGCATCTCAACTGGCGCCAGCGCAGCAAGGGAAAAATTATTGGAGTGGCGTAGCGAATCCGCTTGCCGATGGTGTTGCGCAGACTCAGCAGACTATTGCAGCGCTGGATGAGTGGTTCGGTGGGGTGCAAAAGTCTTTTGATGCATTCACCGCCTACCGCGATTGGGCATGGTCTGGAGCTGGCACGTACCGAGAGTCCATGGCGCTCATCCCAGAGAATGAACGGCGCACGGCTCAATACGGGGCAGATCAAGCCTCTTACACAAGCCAACGGCAAGCAGCAGAAGCCCAGCTAGCCCAGCAACAGGCGGCGCTGTCTGCGGCAAGTGCAGAGGCTGGCCGCTATGCCCAACAACTGGCAGCCGCGCAGGCCGCAGTGGTAGCAGCACAGCGCGCAGAAGTGCAAGCGCGGGTTGACTACGCAGCACAGATCAGTCAGTTCGTAACCGCCGCTGGTGGCTCTGTCAGCAAGCTCAGTGGTCTGCGTGAAGAAGTTGTTCGCTACTACGAAGCGCAAGAACAGGCAGTGCAATCCATGATTGCCACCGCTGAAAACCTGCGCAATGTTGTGGACGGCATCCGCATGGGCCAGCTCGACAGCGCGCAGACCGCCGCACAGCTAGGCAGCAGCTACGCCAGCGACTACAGCATGGCGCTGGCTACCACTGGCGCCACGCGGGCTGGATATGCCGACTCGATGGCTGCCACCCTGCCCACGCTGGCCGAAGCCATCAAGGCCGAAGCCTCTACCGCATCAGACTGGCGCGTGCAGACCGGCAAGCTGCTGGCGCAAGCCACTGGTGTTGCAGGGATGCTGGAGGCCGATGCAGCGGGCACTGACTACCAAACCACGTCACTCGGTTTGCTCGATAGCATTGATTCCGCGCTGGCGCAGCTTGAAGGCAGCACAAAGAGCGCAGAACAGGTGATTGCGCAGGCCATCAATGACGGCACGGCATCGCAGCTCACGGGCCTGCGTGCCATTGTTGCGGCGCTGCGAGGCGAGCCAATCCCGGCATTCGCTGCGGGCGGCTTGCACGCGGGTGGGCTTCGCCTTGTCGGGGAGAACGGCCCCGAGCTGGAGGCCACAGGCCAAAGCCGCATCTGGAGTGCACAGCAGACTGCGGCGCTGCTGTCTGGCAATGGTGGCAACAACGAGGCGCTGGTGGCCGAGATTCGGGCGCTGCGCGAAGACAACCAGGCGCAAGCCGCTGCCATGGTGCAAATGCAGCGCGAGCTGACAAAACTCATGCAGCGTTGGGACGCCCAAGGAATGCCAGAGGTACGAGTGATATGAGCCTGACCATCATCAAGCCGCTGGCCGTCACCCCGGCCATGTTGACCACCAACGTGCCAGAGGATGATTACCCCGCATGGGCTGCTGGCACCACGTATGCAGCAGACGCCCGCGTGATCTATGAGCACAAGGTGTACCAATCACTGCAAGCTGCCAACACCGGCAAAACACCGTCAGCAATGGCGGCGTGGTGGGTGGAGGTGGGGCCGACAAACCGCTGGGCTGGGTTCGACTTTTCGCACTCGACCAAAGTGCGCTATCCAACGTCCATGTTTTTTGAGGTTGCCCAGGGCGCCTATCCAGTCAATGCCGTGGCGTTGTTGGAGATCGAGGCCATGCGCTCGGTGCGCGTGCGGCTCACACATCCAGATTACGGCACGGTCTATGACAAGACGACAAGCCTTTACAGCATCCCGCAGGAATCGAGCTGGTATCAGTGGTTTTTTGGCGAGCGCATAGAGCAGGTCAATTTTTATGCGCTGGACTTGCCCACGTACCCAGGTGCCACGGTGCGCATCGACTGCGAAGGCATTTCCAGCATGGCGGTCGGCGTGATATTGCTGGGCGACCAAAAGCGCATCGGCGAAGGCGTGCAGCGCGGCGTGCGCATGGGCATCCGAGACTACTCGCGCAAAGAGGTCAACCAGTGGGGCGACGTAGTGCTTCAGCAGCGTGCCTACAGCAAGACCCGAAGCATTCAGGTTCTGCTGAAAAACGACGAGGTGGATAGCGTTGACCGCTTGCTTTCAAGCCTGAGAAGCACGCCACTGCTGTGGATCATCGGCAAGCAATTGCAATCGCCCAATGTGTACGGGTGGTACGGCTCTTTCGAGATATTGATTGCATACGCGCAGCATTCTGAATGCTCGATTGATATTGAGGGCTTCACTTGATCCGCCCCGCACCACAAGACACACGCCCCGCTAAGGGGCTTTTTTATTGCCGAAAGGAAACCCTGTGACCACTCCGATTTCCCCATTGCCGACACCGCCCACACCGGCAGATTCTCCGACCGACTTCAACACCAAGGCATTCGCGTTGCTTGGCGCACTGCCAGCATTCGTGACGGAGGCCAATGCGCAGGCGGCTGGACTGGACACCGCCGTAGCTGACGCTACGACACAAGCTGGCGCAGCGGCCACGAAAGCAGGCGAGGCGCTCACCTCTGCCAATAATGCCGCGACATCCAAGGCCGACGCAGACGCGGCACGCGATGCAGCCGTTATCGCCAAAAATGCCGCCGAGGCCGCGCTCGATTCTTTTGACGACCGCTACTTGGGCGCCAAAGCCGTGGAGCCGACGCTGGACAACGACGGCGCCGCGCTGCTCACGGGCGCGCTGTATTGGGACACCGCGCTGCCAGGAATGCGCTCGTGGAACGGTTCCGCTTGGGTAACTCTTCCAGCAGCTACTGCTGCGGCCATCTCCAACACCCCAGCAGGCACCATCGCAGCTACGACGGTTCAAGATGCTATCAACGAGCTTGATTCAGAGAAAGTCGCAAAAACTGACGTAATTGCCATTGCCAATGGCGGCACAGGGGCAACCACTGCAAATGCCGCTGCTGATGCCATTGGCGCATTTCGCCGTGGTACTTTGCTCGGCACAGTAAGCCAATCCGCAGGAGTACCCACAGGGGCGGTGATTGAACGGGGCAGTAATGCCAATGGCGAGTATGTGCGGTTTGCTGACGGGACGCAGATTTGCACCATATCGAGCACTTTTACCTCAGCCGCGGAGGTGGTTTGGTCGTATCCGGCAATCTTCGTTGCAGCCCCAACTTACTTGTCCGCTTCAGCCAATAACCCATCTGAGCCACGGTACTACCTCGTGGACACAGCAACTACCGGCGGCAACGTCTCCGCGACGATCTACCGATCTGTACGGGAAACCCGTGCCCCAGTGGCTGATCCTTTCCAAGTGGGCTGCATGGCAATAGGCCGATGGTTCTGACAATGAGGCAACCAATGCACATCACACTTTCCCCCACTCGCAGCGACGCTCCCTTGTCCATCAACAAGCAAGGCGACGCGCTCACGATCAACGGCGTGACCTACGACTTCTCGGTAATCCCCGATGGCGCAACCCTACCCGCTTCGGCAGTGGATTGCGAATACATCACCGGGTCGGTCGAACGCATTAACGGCGTTCTGCAAATCTCGCTGGTTCTCCCGCACGGCCCTAACCCATCGCAAGAGGTGGCATTCCCTGCGCCGATCATTAACCCCGCTGATGGCGTACTGGAGCTACCCCAATGATTGATCTTTCAAAACTCATTACCGCTGCCGACAAGCGCAATCAACTCCTCGAATCTGCGTTGTCGAGTATTCGCAGTGAACGGCAGGGCATTATTAGTGTTCTGGATGGGCTGCAAGCGTCGGCATTAGCCAAAGGTGATACCGCAACTGCGGCGGGTATTGAAACTGCAAAGCAAGGTTTGCGGGACATTACCAAGATTGACTTGACCGATTGCGCAACGCGGGAAGCGATGGAAACCAAGGTCAAACTGCAATATCAGGGAATTGTCTCTGCAGCGCCTACCAATGTCATTTTGGCTTTTAGGGAGGTATTGAAATGACCTGTGCACTCATTACTCTGATGTGCGTGTATTTGCTGTGGGTGCATTACGTCGCCGTCATGCGCTTGATGCAAGTGCGTGATGCCGGGCAGTTGACAGCGGCCATGAAGGCAATCGGCTACCCGGCACTGTTCGTCGGTCTGCTGCTTGATCTGATTGTCAACACCATCGTGGCCACAGTGATTTTTGTTGAGCTGCCAAAAGAGCTGACTGTCTCCTCCCGGCTCACGCGGCACAGCGAGCGGGGCGAAGGTTGGCGTATGCGTGTTGCCCTGGCTATTCGCACGGCACTGCTAGACAACATCGACCCTAACGGGGTGCACCGTGGTTGAGGATCATATGCCGCGCACACCAGAGGATTTCAACAACTACGTCGCGCAAGAGCTGAGAGCGGGGGATAAGCGCATGGATGAAATTGTCGCAACCGTCGCAATCATTCAGGCAGAGCAGGCCAGTGCGAAAGTGCTTCTCGCGGAGAACACAGAGACGATCAAGCAGATCAAAACAGACACCGCCGACATGCTTGACGTTTTCGAGTCGTGGAAGGGCGCAATGAAAGCGCTGGAGCTGATCGGCAAGCTGGCAAAACCGCTGGGCTACATCGTCGGGCTTGGGGCTTCCATTGCGGCATTCTGGGCTGCGATGAAAAGCGGGGTGCAGCCGAAATGACACCGCGCCAAAAACTCGCGGCCAAGATCGGCGCGGGCGCTGTGGCTCTGGTGCTGCCGGTGGTGATGCTGTACGAGGGCACGGTGCTGCGCAGCTATGTCGATCCTGTTGGCATCGTAACGGCGTGCACAGGCCACACCGGGCCAGAGCTGCGAATGGGGCAGCGCTACACGAAAGAGCAGTGCGAAACCATGCTGTACGGCGACTTGCTCAAACATGCTGATGCTCTGAACTGCATCAAAACACCGCTGGCAGACAACCAGAAAGCCGCTTTCCTGAGCTTCGCTTTCAACGTTGGCAATGGCGCATTCTGCAAAAGCACGCTGGCACGCAAGGCGAACGCGGGCGACTTGATGGGGGCATGTGCTGAACTGAGCCGCTGGGTAATGGCCGGTGGGCGCGAACTGCCGGGCCTTGTCAAACGCCGCGCTGCTGAACGACACCTGTGCGAAAAAGGACTGACATGAACCCCATCCTGATCTACATGATGCTGACCTGGTGGAAGGGCTGGCGATGATCCCCGGCCTCTATACCTACGCAGCCACGGCCATCGTTGCCGGTGCTCTGGCCTTTGGAGCTGGCTGGCAGACGCAAGAATGGCGGTATGGAAAGCAGATTGCGGACATCCAGGCGCAGCACGCCACGGCAGCACTCAAACTTTCCGAAGCCGCCCGCGCCGACGAAACCAACACCGCATTGAAGGAATCGACACATGCTGCAAACACGTCGAAAAACTCGGACGAATTCACCACATCCCAGCCGGTGCGCGATGCCATTGCTCGCGCTGACCTTGCTCTTGCTGACCGGCTGCGCACAGACGCAGAGCGCCGAGCCGCAACTTATCGTGCGCAAGCCGCAGCCTGCACCTCTGCCAGCAGCGGTATTGCAGATCGACTTGAAGCCTTCGACCGCCACATTGTCGAAGGGGCAGGCGTGGTTGCAGAACACCGACAAGCTCTTGTCCGGCGAGACGCCGAAGTGAAGCTGCTGCGCGGGCAGATTGACGCGGATCGTGAGTTGATTGACGACGGGGGCTAACATGGCTGTATTGACCTTCTCCGGCTTCGCGGGGGAAAACCGTGCGCTGCACCCTCTACTCCTGCCAGAAAACACCGGCACCGTGTCGCTGAACCAGAAACCGGGTCGCGGCGACTTGCGTCCGTGGAATGCACCCATGTCTGTGGCAACCGTGCCGGCTGGGCGCAAGAGCATCTACCGCATGGGGCGCGATGTTGCCAGCGACACGAACTACTGGCTCAGCTGGCC